TCAGCGTCAACAGGTTGGTGCAGCATTTAAGCTTTATACAGACCGTGTATATAGCGGTGGAACTGTAAGTGACACTCTTAGTCGTTTTATTAGCTTTGATGCAACATTAACTTCTGCTTCTTTAGGTGTGACTCCTGATGATGCACAAGCAGTAACAGTTAACTTCCGTCCTGCTGGCGTACCAACATTTGATTTTAGTCGTTCATAATAAGAACGGAATCGGAATGTTCCAGAAGCCCTGCCTTGTGCAGGGTTTTTTCTTGTCTATTAGGTTAGAATAAAAATGTATAGATTTTTGTTATGTCATCTAGTTCTAAATCTTCAAAAACATTTGCGAGAGCAATAGATCGTTTAAAAAAAGCTGCAAATTTAGAAGCAACAAAAAAAGAAGTTACTTTGTCTGATGGGACAATTTTTGAAATGTGGGTAACACCATTAACAATGGCAGAAAGAGAAAGAGCACAAAAAGGAACTAAGTCTGATGATGCTAATGAGTTTGCCCTACGTTTATTAATGACAAAAGCACAAGATGAGAATGGTCAAAGGCTATTTGCTTTAGGTGAAATTGATGTTTTAAAGAACGAAGTAAGAGATTCAGATCTTCAATCTTTAATGCTTGCAATTATTAATGATGGAGAAGAGGAAGATATTGACCCAAAATTCTAAGTGCAGAGCTTCGTAAAGATAACTTGTTAATGCTTCAATTTGGCATTGCTAAAGAGTTAGGGAAGTCTCTTGCAGAAGTTAGACAAATGACGTTAGAAGAAATACTTGGATGGAGTGCATATTTTCAGATTCTTAACGAAGATCAACAGAAAGAAATAGATAGGGCGAAGAGACTCCGCTAGACTGTTGCGTAGTGCTTGTATTTAAAGACTGTGGCTTATCAAGCAGATATTCGAGTAGCGGTTAAAGGTGCAAATCAATTAAATGTTTTCCAGCAAAAATTAAATGCTGCATCGAAGTCAATTAATAAAGTTAATCAATTATTAATAGGTCGAAAAGGTAAAGGAGGAATGTTTGCTGACTATATAAATGGTGTAAAACTTGCAGTAAGAAGTACAGATAGTTTAAATCTTAATTTAAGTAAAGCAGGGAGAAACTTTAATAAAGTTGCTCTTGACACAAAACAAGCTTTTTTTGCAGCTAAAGATTATGCAAGAGCACAAGATGAATTAAATAAAGGATTAGCAGATAGAAATAAATTACTTAACGAGGCAAAAAGAAGCCTTGCGTTTGAAAGATTTGCAAAAGGGGATGTTTCTGGAAGAGATCAATATTCTTCTCCTATTGGGCCTCGTCAAAAAGGTGGTGGTGGGATGAGAGGGATGATGAGTGGGTTTAGTGGAACGAAAGTAGGTCAAGCAGTCCTTGGTGGTGGTTTTCCTTTGTTATTTGGTGGTGGCCCTGGAACTGTTGCTGGTGGTGCTATTGGTGGATTGATGGGAGGTTTTGCTGGAGGAATTGGTGGATCATTAATTGGTGGAATGGCTGATAGAGCTGTTGCTGCAACTGCAAAATTAGGTCAAGCATTTAATAAATATAGTTTAGATGTCACTGCAATAACTAAATCTTTAGGCGTTGCTGGTACTGCTACTGCACAATACTTAAAAACATTAGAAGCAGTTAAAGGGCCAATGGCTGCTGCAAATGAAGCTCAAGAAAGATTAAAATCTATTATTGGAGAGAAAGGTGTTGCAGATTTAAAAGAATTTGGAGAACGTTCTCAATCAATTTTAAATAGTACGCAGAAATTCTTTACTCAAATGACTGCTGGGTTAGCAAATATATTGAATTGGGCAGATAAGATTTTAGGTATTTCAAGCGGTTTAAAACAACGTGATATTAGGAAATTTGGTATGACTGATGATGACGAAGAATTAGTTAGACTTAGAGGTGAACTTAAGGCATTAGGAAAAAATAAATTAACAAGAAAAGATGATGCTCCTTTTAATTCAAAATTTGCAGAAATAGATGCTAGAGCAAAACAAGTAATGACAGGTCAAACACAAAAAGATTTTATAAACAATGCTACTGCGGCCTTAGATAGCAATATAGAAAAACTGGAGAAGACATTATCGTTGGGAACTAGAGAAGCAGGAATACAACAAGAGATAGCCTCTATTTTGAAAGAGAAAAATATTTTAAGGAATGACGAAAATCAAGAAGCGATTGATTTAATTGAAAAGGGAGTAAGGCGAAAAACACAATTAGAAGAACAAATTCAATTATGGGGTCAAATTAAAGACATAATTGCTGGTGGATTAACTAATGCAATTACAGGATTAATTGAAGGAACTAAAACTTTAGGAGAATCATTAGGTGCTATTGCTAAACAAATAGCAAATTTAATTCTTCAAAAAGCAATTTTAAGTGCTATTGACAAGACTTTTACTTTTGGATCTGGAGGCGTGGCTCCAGGTGGAACCTCTTTACCAACAGATGTAGGAAGTTTAAGCACTAAAGATGCGTTTTCAGGGGCAGCGTATTTTTCTTCAGGAGGAATGGTTACAAGACCAACTGTAGGAGTCATAGGAGAAGCGGGAGAAGACGAATACATTATTCCTGCATCGAAGATGGCTTCAAGTATGCAACGCTACTCAGCAGGTGCTAGAGGTGAAGCTGTGATTCCTGGCACTGGTTCGTCTTATGCAGGTGGCGGTGCAGGAGGATCTACTACTGTTAATTACTCTGGGCCTATTCTTAATTTCAACTCTGAAGAGTTTGTTCCTAAGTCTGCTGTAGGTGAAATTATTGCAACTGCTACATCAAGAGGTGCTAAAGCTGGAGAAGCTAGAGCATTATCTAGCCTTCAAAATTCACGTAGTAGAAGGAGTACTTTAGGATTATGACAAATACAAATTCTGGTTATGTAGCGTTAACTAATTTTATTACTGTTACTAAAGCAGACGGAACAGACCCATCAGGAGATAACACATCTTTTACACCTTATAACAAATTCCAAAATGGAAAGCATGGAGTGGTACTTAATAAAGATGACAGTTCTTTAAGATACAATTATCTTTCTTTTCTTTATCAAGGAGCTACTAGAAATAGATCAGGTGACAATATGACTTCTTCGTTAATTCTTGCTAACAGTGAAATAAGCATGAGGTTTGCAGTCGAGGCGGTTACTAACAAATATCACGTAAAAGTAGAAACTTGGTTAATGACAGACGCTTTTGAACAAAATAAACCATTAACAGAAGAACAATGGTTAGCATCTTCTATGTCATACGATCCAGAAGCAATAGAAATTATTCTTTCTTCTGCTATTGATGCTGTTGGTGCAAATGCTCCAAATAAAGTTTTAACTCATAATCTTGTGGGATCTCTGCCTGTTACTGGCTCGCTTCAAAACAGGTGAAACCACATCAATTAATTGGCTTGCCTTATCGTTTAGGAGCTGATCCAGAGAAACATAAGGCTGGTGATTGTTTATCTTTATGCAGAACAGTTTTAAAAAGTTATGGAATAAGTTCTCCTGAACCAGAGCGTTCTTGGTATCGGAGGCTAAGGAAAAAAGACTATAGTATCTTTTTTGAAGAATTAAATCGGTGGGGAGTTGATTCACCCCCTAAACTAGGAGCAATTGCATTATGCAAATCAGATGATGGTTATGGCATGGCAGCTTTTTACGAGGAAGGATGGCTGAATTACCAAAAAACATTAGGAGGCCAGGTGGTGATTTGGTCTCCGTTAAACGCCCTTATGGTAGAAGGCTGCTATTACCAGCGGAAATAGAATTTTGTAAGCTTTTAGGTTTAAGTGAAGATGAATATTGGTATTTTCAAGATACGGTTGCTGCATATAACGGACAAAGACCAGAAGGATATGAATTAATTCCTGATATTAGGAATGAAGCAGTCTCATTATTTTTAGCAAAAGAGGGCGTTCAACAGGTTTTAATTCAGATAGGAATAGCTGTAGCTGCTGCAACTGTTTCTTACCTTTTAACACCTAAACCAAAAGAATTAAAGCAAGGTGGTAGCAGAAGAACTGCTGATGCAATTGGTAATACTAGATTTTCTCCACAATTTTCTTTTAATTCAATACAAGAATTAGCACAGGTAGGAAGTTCTATTCCTCTTGTCTTTGCTAATCAAACGACAGAAGGAAAAGATGTTTATGGAGGAGTAAGAGTTAATAGTCAACTTTTATGGTCGCAATTTGTAAGTCTTGGTAAATATCAACAATTAAAAGCACTTGCTTTGTTTTCTCATGGAACGATAGACAGCACTTGGGTTGATGAAGATGATATAGACCCAACAACAAATCAACCTAGAGAACATAAGCATCCAATGTATGAAGGATTTGCTGTAGGAGATACCCTTTTAAGTACTTATAATGCTCATAAAGTAAAACTTTATTTTAGAGATGGCAGCAGTTCAGGTGATAACAGAATTACAAAAAACGATGATTATGATGAATCAAAATTATTCATTCGTGAAGATAAAGAACTAGATGATGCTTTTGAAATTGGAGTACCAAATAAAGCAGGAACAAAAAATCCAACATTAACAAGCAAGTCTTTTAGTGGAGCAAGGAATCCAACAACACAAACTACTTTTGGTGTTTATTCTCCTATTCCTAATGCTCAGATTTGCAGATTACCTTATGAGCTAATTCGTGACCCAAAAGGATCTAATAAAGATGCAATAAGAGGTATGAAGCGTAAAAGAAAGAAATTTGAATTTGCTAAATTCCCCGTAAGAGCTGGAATAGTAGGAACTTCAACATCATCGTATCCCGAAAAAGGAAAACATTCTGTTGCTGTAGGAGATGAAATTATTTATCAAATAGTAGGTCTAGAAAGTGGTGAAGGAAATGCTTTACAAAGGGTTTATGACAATGATCCAAACACGAAAGGTTTTCAAGAAGATAAAGCTGGTGATGCTTTTAATTATAGACCTCATGGAGTAGCGGATATTGATAGTCTTACAATGTCAATCAGAGAAAATATAGATAGTATTTTATCTGTAGGAGAACAATATTTAATTGGAACTGCTGTTGTTATTTGCACCAAGACTTCAACAACAATTCCTTGGCATATTGAATTAAGTAAGCATTACACTTTTGAAGTTATAGAAGCAGGTGAAATTGATATTCCTTGCAACAGTAGAGATTTAAGAATACATTGTCAAAACCCAAAATGGTATGACCCTAATCAAGAAGGGTTTAAATCTGGAACTAGCTCTGATACAGATGCATTATATAGTTTAGATCCAAAAACTCCTATATTGTATCAACAACATATTAGTAATACTGAGTTTAATTTTCCTAGAGGTCATAACGATCTTTACTATGGATACAATATTTACACAGGTTTAAGAGTTGCTTTTGCGACTGTATCCAACAATCGTAAATGTGATGTAACAGAAATAGGTTTAAAGTCAAAAGTTTATAAACGCATACGATTTGCAAATGTAAAAAGTCAGCCTAATGAAGCAGCTTTAAAAGAAGCATTTGATGACAGAATACAAATACAATTAGGTCAAGTAGATAAATATGCAACAAGAATTTCTTTGTTTAAGCTTCAAGCAAGACGAATAGGAGATTCTAATTGGCAAGATTTAAACAATACATTAGAAAAACATACTGGATTGTTTGCAGTAAAAGGAAACACACCAGAAGCACAATATAATGCTATTACTATTTCTCATCCTGATATTGAACAGTATGAATATAGATTTAAACCTGTTGCTGGTAATTACATTACTCGAAATGAGGAATGGGGTAAAAGATTTAATTTATTAAATACTGATTCAAGTGGTGATTCACAAGTATTCCATTTTTCTGCGGAAACAAGTTTTGGAACGTTTGACGTTGCTTTTTCAGGTGATGAAGGTTATACCATTACAAAAGAAAATGTTAGTAATCAAGATTGGGAATTAGGAACAACTTCAATAACAACAGGAGGATTAATCCAATCTATAAGAGACGAATTTGGAAAAACAAGTTGGACGGAAAGTAATACTTTTAATGGTCAAATAACAAAACAAAGATGGGTTGTTGTTGATGTAGATGAAAACCCTGTTGCTTATAAACGAATTGTTTTATGGAATAGTAGTAATACAACAATGTATGCAGGAACAAACGATCATCATTGGCAAATTTATTATAGAGAGCCAGGTGAAACTGGTTTTGAAAAGTCAAATTTTAAATTTCCAAATAACAATGGTTATTGGCCTAACGTTTCTTTTCAACGTGAAAATTTTAGATATACACCTGCTTTAAATAGTGATGGTGGTCATCCAAATAACAATGATCATCAATGGTTTGTTACCAAAGAAGAATACCAAACTTACACAGAAGAAGTTTCTGCAAGTAGCTTTGTTCATTTCAATAGTGCTGTAGACGTAGATGGCGGTTCTGGTACTGATTTAAAAGTTAAATTAAGAGTTGAAAAATATCAATATGAAACAGGTCAGTTTTACTACAAAGCCGAATGGAATTTAGATCCAGAAAACATGGGTAAAGGTTATCTTAACGGAGAGCAAGTCTACTTCAATTGGACAGATGCAGAAGGAGGAACTCGAACAATACATGCAATAGTAACTGTATCAGCAGTACAAACAACAACATCTGATAGACAAAACTTTAATCCTTATGATGTTTTATCTGATTGGAACGTGTATGAAGGAGATGAAAATAGCAACCGAAACGAACCAGAGCATGAGATTGTTTATGTAAACGAAATATTAAAACCACCAGTAAATAAGCAAGACGAAGAACAACCTGCAAAATATAGTGATTTAGCGTTTGCTGGTATAAGGATTAACAGTTCAAAAGAGTGGACAAACTTTAGTCAATTTTCTGCTTACTTTAAAAAAGGAATAAAAATAGAACAGTTAAATAGTAATGGAATAGGAGCTTCTAATTTATTTCCTGAGATTGCTTATGCGTTATTAACAAATTCAGCAATAGGAGCAGGAAAATTAGTTGGAGCTAGTTCTGTAGATCGAACAGCAATGGCTGATGCTGCTAAGTTTTGTCAAAAAAATAATTTTTTCTGGGATGGAACAATTTCTTCTAAATTAAATTTAAGAGATTTTATCTTTGAACATGCTGGATATTGTTTATTAGATTTTACGATTATTGGAGGTAGATTTAGTCTTAAACCTTCTGTTCCTGTTAATGAAAATAATGAAATTGATAAAACAGTTTTGCCTAAAATAAAATGTTTATTTACTGATGGTAATATTAATGATTTGCAAGTTAGTTTTTTAAGTCCAGAAGAAAGACAAACATTTAAGGCCGCAGTTCTTTATAGAAAAGAAAAAATAAATGGTTTTCCAGAAACAAAATCATTATTAATTAGAGAAAATAGTATTTATGGATCTGATTCTGATCCTATTGAAACTTTTGATTTATCTGGATTTTGTACTTCTAGAACACAAGCATTGTATTTTGCGTATTTTGCTATTAGATCAAGACGTTTAATTGATCATGGTTTGACATTTAAAACAGCTCCTCAATACGTTCAGTCTCTTGGTCCTGGTGATTATTTCCGTTTAGTTTCAGAAGTTACTCATACTAATCGTTTTAGAAATGGTGCAAAACTAGAAGATGGAACGATTGTTAGTAAAGATGATGTTTCTGGATCGGAAGATGTTTTTTATTGGGAGCCTGGAACAGAAGGTGTTAAATCTTCAACTCTTGCCCAAGCCCCAAACGGTGTTTTATTTACTGTTAAGAATACAACAACAGAAAATAAAGTTTATAAATGTGAAACTATCTCCTATGGTGAGGATGGTTTATTAGAAGTGTCTGGAAGCTATGCTCCTACTGAAACTGATGCTGCAACAAAAGGTCAACTTTCTGTGATGCAAAATTGGGGTTTAATGGGAACTGATGGCGTAGCAGATTCTACTATTTTCCGTGTATCTGAAGACTAATGGCAACAGGAGCACAACCTTTTCCAAAATTAACTCCTTCAGGAAGAGTTTATAAACCTGGAGAAGTTCCGATGTCTAATTTTGTTTCATTAGACGGAACTAAGACTTATTTACGTTATGGAAACAAAAGAACAGATGCACAGCTTTCTTTGTCTTTTGCAAATTTAAATGACGAAGAAGCAGGATGGATATTAGATCATTATCGTATTGTTACTCAAAACTGGGATACAGCAGACGAAAAAACAAGATGGGTTACTTTTTCTAATGATGGGATGTTAAAAGGTGTAAAAGGATTAACAGCAGTAGAGAAAGAACCTGGGTATTCAAGCTCTCTTCGTGCTCATATATCATCAGGTAGTGGGGGTACAGGTGGAGGTCTTAAATGGAGATATTCTGCTCCTCCAACCGTTAGAAGTGTCTTCCCTGGAATAAGTAATGTTAGTTGTTCTTTTGTCGCTTGTCTCGATTCACCGTAGAATAAACGCAATGTTTTTGATTTAGAACTGTGGCTGGATTTTATAGCGGAAAAGATGGAGCCTTATACATAGGTGAAGAAACAACAAGAGCTGCAAAGGTTCAAAGTTGGAGTTTCTCTGCTAATCAAGCAGTTTTAGAAACGACTTCAATGGGAGATACTGATAGAGTTATTGTTGACGGTGTTCGTAGTTACTCAGGAAGTGCAAGGCTTTTCTATTACACAACTTCAGGCGGTTCAAATGTTTCAGCTATTCTTACACAGGCAATTAAAAGAACTAGTGCTTCAGGAGGAACAACAACTGATCCTGCTGATGGAGGTCAAACGAGAAGTTCGACTATTAAATTAAAGCTTGCATGGATAGATAGCCCAAGTAGATTTATAACTTTTTGGGTTTTTATTACTGGATTAACAATGGGTGCTTCTATGGGTGAAGTTTCATCTGTCGATATAACTTGGGAAGCTAATGGTGCTCCTGTTGAGGATACGCTTTCTACTGGAGCACAGTCCGAAGGTTCTTAATCCTAATGACTGTTTATTTTGGACAAAATGGCGAAATTGCTATTTCCAGAGATTCTTCGTCTGGAGGATTTAACACTGATTTAGATTCAGCAGATGTCAATACGACAAGTAAAAGATTTAGTGTTGATCATTCTTTAGGGACATTAATATCTGGAGATCGTGTAACAATATCAACAATTGATAAATCAACTTTAGAACTTGTAAGTGGTCATAGTCATCCTGATTGGACTGGTTTTATTCATATTGATAAGGCTGATGGAATAAGACTTTTTAATACGTTTGAAAAAGCTGTTACAGGTTTAATTACAGACGCTGTTGCTTTGGTTTCTCCTAGTTCAACAAAAGAAATTAATATAAGAACTCAGAATGATTTTTATAGGCATGTAGCCAATGTAAAAGAATTTGAAATTACAACTAATAGAGATCAAGTTGATACAACAACTTTAGGAAGAGAATTTAGAGATCAGTATTCTTCTGGATTAATTTCTGGGCAAGGTTCAATGACTTGTTTATGGGAGCATATACATGGTGAATCAACTGCTGCTCAAGGTTCAGTCTCTAAATTTCCAGAGTTGCCTGTCTATTTAGCTCAGTTAGTGGTTCGTTTGCAACAAGGATCAGATTTTGATGGGAGATTTTATATTTATAGAGATCCAGCAGATAAGAAAAAAACTGTTTATTACGAAAGTAAATGTGTCGTAACAAATGCTGCTTTAAACGTAACAGCAACAAGTGAAATCGAAGCTCGAATTGAATTTGTTACTAGCGGTGAAATTTCATTAAATATCGGTGCTCCTGACGCTTACTTGTTACAAGAAGACTCAGATAAACTTCTGCAAGAAGATGGAGATCTTATTGTTTTAGAGCAGGAGTAGTAACAAAAAACCAAATAGAAAGTAAGATAATCGTATTGGTTTAGTCACGGGTCAATGCCAGATCTTGAAATTAGTAATCTGACAAAACTTCCTGAAGGAAGCGTAGCAGCAACAGACCCAGTTCCTGTTGTTGATGTTAGTGCGTCAGAAACAAAGAAAATAGAGGTAAAAGACCTTATTCAAGCTGGAGTTTCGTTAATTGATGCTGGTTCAATACCTGCTGCAAAAATTGGAACATTAGGAACGAACCAAGTTCCAACAGTAGCAATTCAAGATTTAGCTATTACTACTGCCAAAATAGCTAATGGAGCTATTACAGCGACACAAATAACTGACGCTACAATTACAGGTGCAAAATTAGTAAATGATACTATTACTGCAACACAAATAGCGGCTAATGCTATTGGTGCATCTGAACTTGCTGATAATGCTGTTGATACTAATGCTATTACTAATCTTGCTATTACTAATGGCAAGGTTGCTAATGCAACTATTACTTATGCAAAATTAAATATTAGTGATGGAGATATTCCTGGTGCAAAAATAACTGGCAACTCTATTACCTCTGCACAGATAGGAATTAATGCTATTGGTGCGTCTGAATTAGCAGATGATTCTGTTGATACAGCAGCAATTATTGATGCAGCAATAACAGGAACAAAGATAGCTACAGACACAATTGGATCAGGAAATATAGCTGCTAATGCTATTGGTGCGAGTGAGTTAGCAGATAACGCAGTTGATACATCAGCTATAGCTTCAAGTTCTATAACAACTGTCAAGATTGCTGGGAATCAAGTTACAGCAGACAAATTAGCGGATGATTTACCAGGAACAATTTTAGCAACAGGAGCTATTGGTTCTACTCAGATAGCGGCTAATGCAATTACAGCTAGTGAATTAGCAAATAACGCTGTTGATGCTGATGCAATATTTAGTAACGCTGTTACAGAAGTAAAGATTGCTTCCAGTGCTGTAACTAATGCCAAAATTGCTGATAACACGATTACACCAGCCAAGTTAAATACATCGAATCTGGATCGTTCTATCAATGTAGCTAGTGGAAATCTTGGAATTAATAACGTCATTACTGCTGCTACACGATCAGGTATTACCTATAACGCTCAAGGATTAATTACTGGAACTGTAGCTCTTGCTGCTGCTGATCTTCCTGTTGCTACTACCTCTGCTGTTGGAGGTGTTTCTGTTGGCACGGGTTTAAGTGTTACTGGAGCTGGTGCATTATCACTGACTAATAGCGTTACTGCAGCAACTGTTTCTGGTATTACTTTTAATGCTCAAGGAATGATTACTGCAGCAACTTCTTTAACTGCTAGTGATCTCCCAACAGCAACAACATCAGCGAAAGGAGCAGTACAAATAACGTCTGGAGGAGGTTTGACGGTTGACGGCTCTGGAAATTTATCAACTTCAACAAGTGGAATTAGTGCTGGAACGTACCAATCGATAACTGTTAATAACAAAGGTGTAGCAACAGCAGGTGCAGCGTTAACCGAAGGGCTAATACCATCACTTCCTGCAAGTAAAATAACAAGTGGAAGTCTTGATGCTGCAAGGATTGGAGCTTCTACTATTAGTGGAGCTAAGTTAGCTGATTCTTCTGTTTGTCAATTTACTGGAGCAACTTCAACATCTGGAATTGTTACCTTTCCAACCGCTGAGTATAAGGGGCAATTTTTCTATGATTTAACGAATGATGACCTATACGTGTATGACGGATCAGCGTTCCAACCAGTAACGATTACTTCAGGTGAGATTATATATGCTGGAAACTATAGAGCAGACACTAATAAAATTACGTCATTATCGGCTGCTGGAACTGCACAAGGTTTCACTGTAGGGGCTGCTTTACAAGCTGCTAGTGAGGCAAATAATCGTTATTACTTTGTATGTGACAAGTCAGGAACAGGAACTTCACCAGCTCCTACGGTAACGATCAACCCTCCCGACATGATCCTAAGTAATGGAACAGCGTGGGAGAAACTTGATATTTCAAACTTTATCGCTGGTCAGGTTGCATCAAATATTGGAGTTACAGCATCAGGAGGTATTCAAAATACAAACGTACAATCTGCTTTAGAAGAATTAGATACAGAAAAATTAGCTAAAACTGGTGGAGAAATTACTGGTCAACTTTTGATTGGTAATGCTGGAAGTCTTGTTTTTGAAGGTGCAACAGCAGATGCCTTTGAGACAACATTAGCGGTTGTAGATCCAACAACATCAGATAAAACTATTACTTTCCCAGATACGACAGGAACAGTAATTACGACTGGAGATACAGGAACAGTCACCAGTGCAATGTTGACGGATGGAACAATAGTTAATAGTGATATAAATGCTTCTGCTGCAATAGCTTTAACGAAACTTGCAAACGTAACTTCTGCTCAAATAATTGTAGGTAACGGATCAAACGTTCCAACAGCAGTAGCCGTTACAGGAGATATAGGAATAACAAATGCTGGTTTAACTTCTATTTCTGCTGGCGTCATTGTTAATGCGGATATTTCAAGTACAGCGGCTATTGCCGGATCAAAGATTACTGCTGGAACGACAAGTGCAGTTGGTGTTCTTCAGTTAACAGATAGTGCAACATCTACTTCAACTTCTACGGCTGCTACTCCTGCGGCTGTAAAAGTTGCGAAAGATGCTGCCGACTCTGCACAGACAACAGCTAATGCTGCTTTGCCTACTACAGGTGGAACGTTAACTGGTAATTTAATTCTTGATAATGCAAAAGAATTAAGGCTAAGTGAGGCTGATGGCGATGGGGCTAATTACACAGGATTAAAAGCACAAGCTCAGTCAGGAGATATAACTCTAACTCTTCCTGCTGTTGCTCCTACTGCTGGTCAGGTTCTTAGGGCTAATGCAAGCACACCTACAACGTTGGAGTGGGGAACAGATACGGCTACTGACACAACAAAAATGCCTCTTGCTGGTGGAACGTTTACAGGAGACGTTACCTTTACAGGCGATGCTGCAAATGTTGTTTTCGATAAGAGCGACTCAGCTCTTGAATGTGCGGATAATGCAAAGTTAAAGCTAGGAACAGGAGATGATCTCGAGATCTACCATGATGGCTCCCACTCGTACATAAAAGATACAGGTACGGGAGAATTAAGATTAGCTTCTAATCAATTTACAGTACAAAATGCAGCATCAAATGAAACTCTTTTATATGCTGTTGAGAATGGTTCTGTTGGTCTGAAATATGATGACAGTCTGAAGCTTGAGACAACTTCAACTGGAGTCGATGTTTCTGGTCTATTAGTTGTTGATCAAGATTGGATATCAGATACAGGTAGTATTAATATTGAAAGCAGTGCAAATGTTCTTAGTGGTATTGGTTTTAGGTCAAATAATACCTACACTGGTGGTTTTATTTACAGAGATGGAACTGCTGGAAATTTCTTTGAAATAAATTCTCAAGGTGATAGGGATATAAAAATACAGACAGGTGGTGACACTGCTGCTTATTTCCATGCTGATGGAGCCACAGAACTCTATTACGACGGCAGTAAGAAGTTTGAGACGAACTCAAGTGGAGCAACAATTCTAGGTACAGAAGGTGGTGATGCTAATTTATTTTTCTATGCAGACGAAGGTGATGATAATGCAGATAAGTGGTTAATACAATCAGAATCAGATGGTTTCTTTGCTTTAAAAAACTATGCTAGTGGTTCTTGGGAGACCAGTATTAAGGCTACAGGTAATGCAGCCGTAGAACTCTATTACGACGGCAGTAAGAAGTTTGAGACAACTTCAGGTGGAATAAACGTTGAAGGTTCTGTTACCGCAGA